GTTGCCCCCGTTATTTTCTGAATTTCATCAGAAGAAAACCCAAGTTTTGAATAGTTCAACATCAAATCAGAAACTTCCGATGCTGCAAACCTTGTTGAAATCCCAAGGTCTTTTGCTGTTTGTGTTAATGCTTCAAAATCTTTGCCCGTTGCACCGCTTATTGCTTGCACCTTTGCCATTGATTGCTCAAAATCTGCAAACGTTTTGATAGCTAACCCACCTAAACCGACAATTGGTGCGGTCAATGACATCGACATTGATTTGCCGATGGATTTCATTTTCGCTCCGGTCTTTTGAAGCGATCTTGAAAGGTTTTGCGAAGACGTTGAAAACGCCTTCATGTCCCACCCTATGCGTAAATTTACACTTTTTTTTGCCATTATTATTTAAACCATTTGGGCTTTTGTTTTTTCAGTTTTTCGATTTCTTGTTTAGTCCATTTATTACCCCTCGTGCCTTTTTTAGTATCTGTTTGCTCCCAATCAAACACCATCAAATCATTTGGGATTTTCATTTTTTTATTTCCCGCCGCTTTTAATGACACAAAAGAAATAAAACGTGCTGTTTCCCAGGAGACACGTTCATTGATTTGTTGGTTTATTTTGTACCCAACAAACGCATCTTTAATCTCAACCAGTGAGTAATCATTTAAGGATAAGGGGCTTTGATTCAACACGCCCAATACAAAACCCCTTATCCAATTAATCAACGGTTGGTTTACTTTTTTGCTTCGCCCTTCATCACGTTCATTGCTGCCATATCGTGTGACATTGCATCCGTGAACACATTTAACAAGGACATATCTTCGTCAATTGCATCAATGATGAAATCTTTTGTGATTTTTTCACCCGCCGACTTCATACCACAATATGCGATATCAACCACGTCTGCCATTTTAATGTTGTCACCCAATTCAGCAATTGGTTGCCCCGTTTCTTTTTCAAACAATAAAATTGCTTTGAATCCGAATTTAAATTTGTACTCTTTGTTTTTAATTTTAATCATAATTTTATATAAAAAAAGGAGTGGGTAAACCCCACCCCTTTGTTATGTACTAACTAAATAAACTGCCCCCTAAACAGTTGCTTTTGTCACTGCACCCGTTCCCTCAAACGATACAGAAAATGTGCTTGATTCTTCAAGCCCGTCAGTTCTTTCTAATGAAGTGATATAACAACCACCCGAGTATTCAACATCACCAGCCACGTCTGTGGTCCATGTCACAGTCACTTGCGATCTCAATGCAAACGCATCAAAAAGGTCCTCAAACCCGTATGTTGCATCTTCTGCAAAAAAACCTTCAGCTGAACCGCTAAACGACTTTTGCCCTTCTAAATTCTCTCTCCACCCCGCCGAGTCTTTACTGCTCGCATCGCGTGTTGAATGGTCAAATGTTAAACTATTTGATGTCAGGTGTGCTACTGTCACGCCACCTACTTGTATTTTTGCTAATGTTCCATTAAGGATTCCAGTGCTTGCCATAATTTTTTATTTTTATTAATGCAAACTTAATCGTTTGCCTTTTTTCTTTTTGTAACTTTTTTAACTTTTGGCTTTTCTTCGTTGTCCATTGCTATTTGAACGATGTGTTCAACTTCCTCTTCCGGTGTATACCCATCAAAGTTTTTTGCAACCCCCAATTCAATGAGTTCTTTGCCCAGTTTGTTAGATACCCTCATTTGCGTTCCTTCCGGCAGTACCCTTGTCACTACCGCATAATCTTGTGTCAATTCTATTTTCATAAATTTAATGTTTTTGCTTTTTTGTCAATGTATTTTTTTAGTTGCGAACTTGCTTGATTGTAAACCATTTCGCCAGTTTGTGAAAACGTTTTTTGAATAAAATTTTTGCCGCCCGTTGGGTTTGATTTGTGCTTCCCAATACCTAAATCAACCCAAAACGCATAAAACCCATCATACTTTTTTGCTCCTTTGCCGTACCTTGGGCCAACTAACACGTTTGGATATTTTTTTGACGGTGATGTTTTTATTGCAATAGACTTTTTTAAGTTGCCAGGATAGTACAAATTATCACCAACAATAATGGCATTGTCCGATTCCGGAGCGTTTTGTTTCATTTTGGCATTCATTGGCTTTGCTTGCCTTCTCAATATTTTTAATATTTCGCGGCGTTTTATTTTATCACTGCTCAATGATTTTATTTCATTTGAAACCGCTTCAATGCCCTCTATTTTGAACTCTTGCTTCAAAGTTTTTTTATTGCTGTTAAAAACAAACCTTCACGGTCCAATTCTTGAATTTCTATAATATCATAATATGCACCGTTATACACAACCCGCATTGCTTCCGTGATGCCATCAAAGAACCGTATTTTAAAACGAACTTTGTTTGTGGCCGTTATTTGATCCGCTTCAACCTTTTCATTGCCACCACCTTTTTTAATTGATGCAAATGTTGTGTGGAATACAGACCAACTTGATGTATATTCTCCAATGCTATTATTTGAAAATGTTTGGTTTTCAATTACTATTTTCCGATCCAGTCGGCCGATATTCATCATATTTCTGTCCGTTGGCTAATTAATGAAATTTGATATTGCGTCCCCCGGCTTAATTGTTTAACGCTCCCAATGATTTCATTTTGTCGCATCTCAAACATATCTGAAACCATCATCCGCAACGCTTGTTTTACCATTGCATCAGTATTTGCAAGTGTTACAATTTCCACTTCAATTGGCCAATCACGATCATTCAAACTTGGGGCATTGTCTAATATTTCAATGTATGAATACAACCCATTGTTCCAAATGTATTTTGATGTATCGAGCAATGTGCGAACGTTTGCACTGTCATAGTAATATATTGCAATAGTGTCAACCGGTGCAACATCAACGCGGAAATCTTGCCATTCGTCCATGTAGCCAATTACAGCCCCCTTTACAAGTACCGCTGCTTCATTGTACAACATCACGTGTGCTGATGATATGTAATCATTTATAAGGTCATCAAACGATGAATCTAAAATGTTCAAATGTCGTTTAGCTTCGTCTAATGTCAAAGCCCATTCACCCGCCGGTGTATAGCTTGTTATTTTTTTATTTCTTATCATCACGCAAAAAAAAAGGGATGGGCAAACCCCACCCCTTTATATATATAAAATTAAAGTTTAAAAATTATCCAAAAGTTCCTACGCTGATGGCTGCATCTTGTACAAGTGCTGCATCCCAATAAGAGTTTAGAATAAGTCTGTTTGTTCCTTTTATTGCTTGTGTGTAAGGATCCATAAGGATTTCAACACCACCAAACTGTGCAATTTGAACCTTGCTGAAATCTCCATAATAAACCGCAGGGTTTGTGATGTCAGCAATTTGATTGCTAAACTTCGCCATTACGCCCATTATCATTTCATTTATTATCAAAGGATTCACGCCACTAACTTGTGCAGCTGTGTACACTTCTGTGAATAAATCATTTGAGATTGCAAACCCAAGGTTTCCACGGTTGTGGTTGTTTGATTGTACTTCTTCAACTAATGCCATCATCAAATCAGTGATGTCTGCATTTGTCAATGCTGTTTTACCATTACCTAAGTAATCGTAAGCCCCGTTTGCTGAATCGTCAGTGAATAAAGCATATTCAACTTTCGCACCTACTGCTTGTGCAATTGAGTTTCTCAAAGCACCTTCAATTGATTCGTTTGCTTGCATTGCTGCTTGCTTACTGAAATCAACGTATGCAGCCAATCTCTTTGGTGCAAGGTCTTTTTTGCTCATTGCTGAACCGCCATCGATTGCGTCAGAAACTTCAGTTTCCCACTGTGTAGTAACCGCTCCAAGGATTGGAATGCGTTGGTCAGTTGTAGAACTTACACGTGTCACACCAAGATCGTCAAGTATTGTGTTTGCGTAAACTGCATCAACAAAACTTTGTGCTTCAACGCCAGTTGTTCCGTTTTCTGTGATTACTGCTCTATTCAATACCATTGATGGTATCACAATTCCGTTAGAAGAACGGCCAATTGCTGCCATTTCTTTTTCACCTTCTTGTGCCATTTCTGCTTCTAAACCGTCAAGTTTTCCGCCAAATGCCGCTCTTACTGCCTTACCAAAAGAGAAATCTCTTACAATTTCTTTTTCTTCTTTTGTCTCTACTGATACGGGCGTACCCCCAAGGTTAGCCGCGTTTTTTCTTATTTCTTCCATTTTTTCTGTTTTTGGTAGCTCCTCAACTAAACGTGATAGCTCTTCCATGTTTGTATCAAACGATACTTTTTCCTCTTCCGTAAAATCTCTATTTTCAGAAGTAACCAATGTTTCAAGAGCGTCCAAAGTGCTTTTTGCAACACCTATTTCTTCTCTTATTGTTTTACTATTTCTCATTTTTTTAAAAATTTAATGTTACAAATGTTATAATTTAATTAAAGGTATTTTGTAACAATTTTAACTTTTGCGAAATTTCTTAAATCCGCCTTGGTATCAAGTCCCATTTCAACCGGTGCTTCTTCAACAATTTCAAGTGACTTTTTAAGTTCATCAACTTGGTCAGAACTTCGCTTAAATGCGTCACGATTTGAACCCGCTGAAACAATTGACCACTCAATTAATTCTTGACGTGTGAAATATACGGTGTCGCGATCTTCTCCGTCACCTTTGCCATATCTGTACTCATGTGGTATTGCTCCAACACTTGCCATTTTCAAAATGCCATCTTGCATTTTGTTAAATACTTTGTCAGCCAGTGGATTGTTGCCTTCACGCTCAAATGTCACTTCACCAATCAATGCGTCACCATCTCTAAAAACTCGTGATGTCCCGATAATTGTGTCTGGATTTGAACCGCTCACATCGTGGTTGTATCCAACAATTGGGTTTCTATCGTATGTCGACAAATCCCAGCCATCTAATTTGAAAACTGTGCCATGTCTGTCAACCGATTCGGTTGATATCACAAATTGTGCTGTTCTGTTTTCTACATCAACACCACGGCATTCAACTAACCTATCTATTTTATTCATTACTTTTCTATTTTTTTCAATTTCTTTTAATTTGCTTTCGGACCATCTTAACCCGGCTTTGCCACCCCATAATAAATATGAGATTGTGCCACACGCTTCATTGTCATCCGGATCATAATACACTTCTGCCCTCGATAAATACGAAAACATTCTTTTTATAGTGTCCTCACTAATCGCTTTTTTTTGTGCAAGTTGCTGCCCCCTTCGCTTCCCCACATCCGTGGCACATTTATTCCCAACCTTTTCATTCAGTTCAATGCCACGTTTAGCATTGTTGGAAACCGCTTCCGGGTAATCGCTATAACTCGCCATTGTCTTTTTTGTAGTACGTTTTTATATCGTCTATTGGGATACGGTTTATTTGAACATAACGCTCATCACCACCCTCAATGCTATTTCTATCTTCCAATTCAAGCACATCATTAATTGTGTACGCTCCTATATCGGTCATCAAGCGGTAGTACTCCCCTTTTGTTTTTACATCGGTACGGAGTAAGCGGTCAACGTTGTGTTTGAAATAGAAATCTCTTTTTTCGTTGTCTTTTAATAACTTTCGTCTGTACTCCTGCTCAATTTTCTCAATCCATGACCCAATGCCATACGTTACAAACTCAATGCCCATTTGTTCAACGTTTGAATAAGTTGACCCATCCATTTCGTTGATCATAAACGAAGGAATGCCCAAAATTGTGGCAATCTCATTCTTTTGGAATTTCCTGGTTGCTATAAATTCTGCATCAGCCGGTGGCATTCCAATCCGGTGATACTTTGAACCCGCATCAAGTATGGCCGTTCCACGTGTGCCGTTTGGCCCATAGTTCGCACTCCATTGTTGGTTTATTGCGTCTTTGGTTTCCGGCTTTAGTGTCCCCGCGTATTCAATGTAACCATCAATTCGCGTTCCTTTGTTATAGAAATCTGCTCCATAATCTTGTGCCGCAATACTTAAACCAAGGTTTTGCTTGTGTATCTGGATAGCACTCATGCCAATCACCGGATCAACACCAAACCCGCGAAGGTTGATAATGTCTCTATCCGCAACAAGTAGTGTTTCAGTTTTATTTGAGGCAAGTTTTATTTCAACTTTCCAAAAAATTTCATCGTCATATTTTAACGGCTCACATATTTCGCGGCTCACATTTGTCAACGCCGTTGGTGTTCCGAATGAATCACGCTCAATGATTGCTAAACCATTCCCGTGGTTTATTGCCGATGTGATTAATATTTGTGTGAAATCAAATGATATGCTTTCAAAATTTGCTTCAGCGTTCAAAAGATATTCAACCGGATGACTAACCATCTCACGTTTCCCGTTAGCCTTTTTAAAGACTTCTACAGGCAACATCGCCACCGATTCGGTAATTCTACGAACCCCCGCCCAATACGCTGACAAACCCATTGCCGTGGTTTCTGTCACCGGTGTTCTACCAACAACACCACCAAAGGTTGCATTTAAAAACCCTTTCTTTTCTGCTAAAAACGGGTTTATTCGTTTAATCTCAAGACCCAAAAATTTCACTATTGCAAAAGTGTTTAATCATATTTTAATTATTTGTAAATAATTTAACTAAAAAAAAGCCCTTACATTTCTGCAAGGGCTGATTTTTATTTGTCGACATATACATTTACTTTTCTTTTGTAAAGTCCTGCTGATATATATTCGCATACATAGTAAGGTTTTATTTTGCTTGGGTAGTCTATTATATTTAAACATTCGTCTAATTCTTTTTCAAATGCTTCTTGTTTTAAGTAAACTGCGTATTTCATTTTCTTTCTCTTTGTTATTGTACTACAAATATAGTACAAACTTTTAATACACAAAGAATTTATTTCTTTTTCTTAAAATTAATGGATTGCAGTGCTTTAAAACTTTGATAGTTCCTGTGTGGTTTGTAGTTTGGCAAATATTTGTTGATCTCAAAAACCGTTGCATCATACGCCATTTTCCGAATCTTCACTTTTTTCAAATGCTTGTGGAATAAATCATCAATGCCAGCTGTTACCGCTTCAATTATTTCCTTTGGCACCTCAATTTCTTTGTTGTTATTGGTTGACAAAATCACCCGGTAGCTGTCGAAATCTTTGTAATGCCTAAAATTTGGTGCATACTCTCGCACCATTTCAAGTGCTAAATCATAGGCATCTTCACTGCTGTTTTCTTTTAACATTTCTAAAAACAAGAAATCAAAATTTTTCTTGTTGTTTAATACATCATAAATTTTTTTTGGTATTTTCATTTTTAAAATAGTTTGTATTCGGTTTGTTTGATTCTTTGCTGTGCTATATCAAAATAGTTTTCGTCCATCTCTATCCCTATGAAGTTTCTATTAGTATTCTTTGCAGCTACACCAGTAGAGCCACTACCCATAGTTAAATCAACTACTAAATCATTTTCATTACTAAAAGTCTTTATTAAATCTTCAAGTAATAAAACAGGCTTTTGTGTTGGATGGTAGTTATCTCTATCTCTCTTAAATTCAAAAACATTGCTTTTATATTTATCACCTTCCCATAAATTAAAAGTGCTACCGTATTTTATTTTGTGTTCCTTATCTATTTGTTTTAATTCTTGGTATGTGTAAGGTATATCAATAGTTTTTTTAACGTGGTTAAATAAATCCTCTACCATTAATTCAAACACCATCCCATTGCCATAACCAAACTTTATAGATGTATGGAAATTAACGCTTTGTTCGCTTGAAAAACGGCCACTTGTTCGCATTGAATTCATACAATCTTCTTTCGTGTGGTTTTTGTATATTTTAAAGAATATTTCTTTTAATGGGTGTTTTGCTTCATAGCATTGTTTTTTACTAAAAATTAAAATATCTTCTGTTTTATAAAGCAATGCTTTTTTACTTCTCATAAAACTACCCAAAGTGTCTTTTAACCATATTGCTCTATAATTAAAAGGTAAATTGGGTATTGCACTATTCATTAATTTGTTAGTAAATGGTTCTTGTGCAAATAGAATCATTTTACCATTTTTACGTAGTATTCTATTGGTTATTTCCATTATTTTGTCAGTAGGTATAATATTGTCCCATTCGTGTTTTTCTTTCCCTTGGTGGTAAATTCCGCTATCACTTTGTCCTTCCATCGTTCCATAAGGTAAATCAGTCAATATTAAATCAACACTACCACTTTCTATTTTATCGCTTTCAATAAGGCAATCACCTTTGTATAGTTTAATCATATTATATATAAATTCCCTTCTTCTAAATAACTCCCCCCAGTATCACCGCCATCAAGCCATAAGCCATACGCCATGATGTTGGTGATCAATCCATCAATTTTTTTATTTGGTGTTTTAATATCTTTTTCAAGTTTTATGTTTCCCGCTGGATCTGATTTCACCGCCGCATTCCCGGCCATCCACCTCAACACAGGATTGCCAAAGTGGTTGAA